AACCTTCGAGCATGGCCTTTATCTTCGGCATTTCGCCATCGGTATGACGTGCCAAGGCGTCGTCAATATCGGCTTTGGTCAGTGCTGGTGCCATAGGTTGCTTTCTTGTTTTTGGGAAAATAAAGTTCCGCGAGTCTGTCAGTCATATAAACCCCTAGATTTGACTTTGTACGCCAACCGCACGACCGTTAGCATCCCTGACGATGTACTTTGGAGCCGATAGCGCAGAAGCCATGCCCTGAATGCTCTGCATCACTTCCCTGATAACTTCCATGTTCGGATCAACCATTCCTGCTTGGTCAATCTTCGTTGTGTCATCTACGCTCTGAGTGCTTCCAATCTGGGCCGAGATGATCCCTGCGGCTAGTTCCATCAACTTCGCTTCTTTGCTTGCCTCGATCTCTGCGGCCTTGATCCGTTCATTGCTGATGATCTGCATTTGTTCAAGTTCTTTCTTCTGCTGATAATCAACAGCCATCTTCTGTTTCTCAAGCTCGGTCTCGGCAACGAACTTCTGTTGTTCGGCCTGCAAGTCCATTTGTTTTGTCTGCATCTTGCCTTGTTGCTTTACCTGTTCAACTTCCAACAGAGGATTGGCCTGCGGTTGTTGCGGTTGTTGCTGTTCTGGATCAGTGAAGAACTCGTTACCATCAGAGAACCCGGCATTCTCAGCAAGACGTTTCGCGGCAGAGTAGATATTCTTTGGAGTCGATACACCAATCGCCATCGCTTCTCGTTGAACCTGAAGAATGCTCATCAAGTGGGCGAGTTGGGCATCCTTGTTACCAGTACCCAAACCAACCGCAATGGTCATATCGGTACGGGTTTGCCATTGACGTGGATCAACCGGAACCCACTTATTGTTCAACCTGAAGATAGTCGCCTTATCAGCGTGTTTCTTGAGCAACTCATGGGTAAGCTGGAACATCCGCTTTACACCGGACTCAGCGAATATACGTGCTACAAGTTCCATGCGCTGTTGTGCAGCGCCCATGATCTGATTGATACCAGTCGCCGTCTTGTTCAGGCTATTTGCATCAAGACCTTGATTGTACTTCGTAATCCCTGTACGAGCCTCTTTCTGTGAATCGAGATAGGTAAGCCCTTCGATAGCCCCTGCGCCGGTATTCGGATGCACCAATGGAAGGATCGCCATACCAGGATCGCCCTGCACCCGAACGATGCCACCAGGACGCGATACAAGCATGTCGTCAAGATTCACACGGTCAGAGATTGCATACCGTCCGTTATTCGACAGATACAGGCCGTCAAGATACTGGCGCATGATCGTTGAACGGATTAACTGAACGTCTTGAACCAGATCAGCCAATGACAGCCCTACATGCCTGTGAGGCATTGGCAACGGGCAGAGCGCAGCGTAATAGACGTTTTCAGCCTTGGCGCGATAGAGAATCTTGTCACCGACGATGTAGTAGCGCATGAGTTCAGCGATACCGTCGCCGTCAGAGTCGATACGGATGGTTACATCACGGAACCACACCATTCGCGTAGAAGGATCAGCACCTTCATAACCTTCGGCATCTTCGTCGTAAAGGTTACGGGCTTCTGCAATGCCACCGTCTTCAGTCGATTCGTCGTAGTCGGCAATGTTGTCATCTACATCGAATCCCATCAGGCGAATGTCGGAGATAGTTTTACGGGTGCGATGCTCGATAAAGTTGGCGTCTGATAGATCAACCTTACGGCAGGCCATATCAACGAGGATTTCTTCAGGCGGAACAGGATCAATGCAAACCTTGCCGTTCTTCGTAACCCGCTTGACCGTGATGTTGTAACCGATCTCGGTCTGTTCAGCGGAGACAATCTCAACGCCTTTGTCCTGCGCCAGCATGACCAGTTCTTCTTCAGACAGGTTAGCGTAGGTATCTTCGATTACGTCTTCCTTGGTATCCCAATAGATTTTGACGTAACCAGTCTTCATCATGAGCGCATCCTTGAAGAATGTGTATAGCGTCATAAATGAGTCATTTTGCTGCATTACTACGTGATTGACGTAGCTTGTCTCTTGTTCGGCGGCATCTACGTCTTCAGCGCCTTTGGGCGTGAATTCAACCGCTTTGTCTCCAGCCGTGAATATCTTCAGCAGGCTAGGAAGCATCCATTCGATTGTTTCCAGCGTATCACGAGTGACTACTTGCGACCGACCATCTACTTCATTGCCGTATGGCTTTCCAAGATAGTAATCGAGAGCCTGTTCGCGTTCAGCGTTGAGCGTACTGGACATATAGCCATAAGACTCACTGGCTTTAGTCTCAATGGAATTGAGAATCTCCGAATCGGTAAGATTGCTCTTTACCTCATTCTCGGTTGATTCTTGGTCGTCCTCTTGCTCTGGATTCATTTGCAGCCTTTATCTCAACCGTTTCCGGCTTCTGGATATTCTCTTGAATGCTTACAACCATAAGTTCCAGATCAGAAACCCGCTTCTGCAAGTCCCTGATTAACTCGATTACTTGATGCCCATTCATATTATATCCCTATTATCAATGCAAATAATATCTCAAACAACCCACCCGTTTGAATAGTTAATGGGCTTCCATTGTTCGTTATTCATTGAGTCAGCAACGACGCACATATAGCGGAATACATCAGCTCCGTGAGAATGCTCATCGTGTAACGGAGCGCCAGGTTCATTCGTCTGATTGTTGATCTGTCGTCTGTAACGCTTCAAACAGTTGATTAGCCTATCTGTACCTTGCTTGTGGAAATAAACCTGACTGAAGGCCATACGTGCAGCCTTGATGCCATTCTCTAGCCCGATCTGCGGAACAATCTCAACCGACCAGTTGAGTTTCTGTAGTATCTCTTGCGAACTCTTTCCGGTTTTGAAGTCTCTCGTAGCGCCATCGTGAGGTAGAAACAGTTTCCCGTAGTTGAGATTCTTGTTTCTCAACATGGACGAGTAGTAATCAAGTGTCTTGTGGTCATCCTCGATATATTCAATAACCCTGATCTCTGATCTAACCTTCTGGCAGAGAATGATTGCCATTGAGTCATTCCATCCAAGATCGAATACCACATGCACCTTGAGAAGTGGATCGTAAGGAACGTTGCAGATATTTCCGTTAGCCTGCGCCGCTGTAATTTCGTGTGAGTATATAGCGCCATCTACAGCGGCTTTACATTTCCCTTCCCAAATCCAGGCGTAATCTTCAGGATTAGTTTCCTTGCAGTGCAGGCGCTCTTTCTCCAGGACTTCAGGGAACCAAGGGTTATCGTGGTAATTGACTTCAGCCGATAGACAATCAGGCGGCTTGTTTTCTACGTATCGTTTCCATACCTCGTCCGTGTCTAGTTCAGGATTGAACGATACCCATATCTCTGATTCAGGCTTGCGGATTGTAGGAATGAGAATGTCTAGTGACTTCTTCGAGACTGTCTGGGCTTCTTCAATCCACACTCGGTCAATACCTTCATAGCTCTTGATGCTTTCTACCGTGTGATTTGCTAGGCCAGCGAATACGAACAGGCTTCCATTCTTTCCGCGTATCTCTGTCTCTGTAGAATCGAAGAACGAACCAAGCTCCATTGCCTGAATCTGGTCATCAAGCAATCGTTTGACTGATTCCTTGATTGACTTCTGCACTTCGCGTGTACATAGGATGCGGGTAGGCTTTGCGTAAGCCTGTAGAAGTAGGGCTTTGGCGAATGACCAGGACTTTCCTGATCCTCTGCCGCCAAATGCTACTTTGTAACGCGATGGTGAGAACAGGAATGTCAGCTTGTCCGGTATCTGGACAACAAGATCATTCATTCTTTGGCGATACGCCTTGAACGATGATCTGTTTGAAACTCAACTCACCCGATAGGCTCATATCTCCATCGACAACAACGGATGACAGTTTTGGATGAATATACGGAGCAGCAGACTTTGCGGCATCAATCCTGTCTTTCTGGTCTTGAGATACATCCCGCATTACTTCTAGCAGATACTCAAGAGGAGACATTCCGGCCTCGATAGCCTTTTCTGCCAACTCTCTAGTCTTTTTAGTGCAAGAGCCTTTCTTGCGACCAGCGCCTTCTCTTAATCCGCCACGATTTGATTTTGAAACAATGTTATCAATCGTTGCCATTTTGCGAATTCCTTATGGATTGTTCGCCACTGTATTAGATCAAATCATGCTGAAAGTCGTTCGCAAAGAGCATAACCTTCTAGCGGCCAAATTTTTTCTTGAGCATTTTTCAATGCAATTTTCATTCCTATATCAGCGTCAAAGTTGTCTTTACTAGCACAAGCGCTTTCGCCTATAACAGAAAATCCGTTTTTAAGCGTAATACAGCACACCGTTACAGTGGTTCCTGGGAAAACATAATACTGTACAGTAACCTGAACGTCTTCAATGCGCTGCGAAGTAACTCGATTTGACGTAAGTCCTTTAGATTGAATTTCTTCCTCGATTTTTTGATCGTTCATTTTGATTACCTTTTAGATTAGAGCCGCCGCTTCTTTCAGTGCGAGTCTGGCGGACTGGACAATGTGAGTTTGCAGGTCAATCTTTTCATTGATGTCTGCAAGTTGAGCTTGAAGTTCGTTCTTCTTGTCCTTGAGCGATTGGAGTTTGTTTTCCTCTTCGCTCTGGATTGAAGCAAGCCGGATTACTTCTTTGATTTCTGCCGGGATCGCCATGATTACTTCTTCGGAGGGCGTTTCTTTTTACAGGCCATGAATATCTCCTAGTGAGGATGTGATTATTCTATAGTATTTATTGTCATTATGGCTAATTCCGTTTATCCACAGATTATTTGATATTAGATAATCCTTGTCTGTTTCTCTCATACATCCATCACAGGATTGGTCTATTGCTCTACGGTCGAATCTACATAAGCGTGATTGATCGTATTGCTGGCATCCGTATTTCATGGGAGTCTGTAACGATCGCGGCAGAATCCACATGCTCCATTGACCAGGCGAACGTAATCATTTCCGCAAAGGTCGCATGTTCCGGCTATTCCTACTGGCATCTCTGAAGCACGGCGCATGGCGTCTTTAACGTGATCGTCTATTACTGATTCGATGAAATAGCTCGCTTTATCCGCTTCGTCGCCGTGGCATTCTTCGCGTTCAATCTCCATTTCTCAACTCCTTAAGTTGTTCCGAGTAG